ATAACGCTGAGCTTGTTTATGGGTATTATTTATCTGGTGCTACTGATGTACCAGGAAGTTTCCTTTTAGAAGCAAGAAACATTCAAGATGTTCCTTTTTATGTTCTAACTAATGATTCAAATGTTGGTACAAGCTTTAATCCTGATTTATCACCATCTTTTGTTATTTCTAATATTACGGCTTCAGATCCTACGGTTGTTACCACGGTAGCTTCAAATCAATTAGGAAATAAAGATGAAGTAATGATTGTTAATAGTAATAGCTTTCCTTCAATTGACGGAATTCATCAAGTCACTAATATCTCTGGAAATAATTTTACGATTCAAGAAAATATCGTTACTCCTGGAACTACCGGGTATGGTATTAACACTCTTAATGCAAATATTTCATCAAATGAAACAAAACCTAATCGTGTGTATTATTCTAAATATTTACAACCCGAAGCAGTGCCTCTTGTAAATTACTTAGATGTTGGTGCTCAAGATAAAGCTATTTTAAGAATTATTCCTTTAAGAGATAGTTTATTTGTTTTAAAAGAAGATGGGGTTTACCGGATTTCAGGAGAAACTGCTCCGTTTAACTTGGCACTATTTGATACTAGTTACATTTGTATTGCTGCAGATAGCGTGGCAATTGCCAATAACATCATTTACGGTTGGACAACTCAAGGAATAATGAGCTTGACTGAAAGTGGAAGTCAGATTATTTCTAGACCAATTGATGTGGATCTATTACCCCTAGCAAGCGATTTATATCCTAATTTTCCAACAGCAACGTTTGGTGTCGGTTATAATAGCGATTATTCATATTTAGTTTGGACTGTTACAGACCCAATTGATACCGTAGCAACTCAAGCATATGTGTTTAATAGTTTAACGTCTACCTGGGTTCGTTGGAATAAATCAAATACTTGTGCAATTGTAAACTCTGTTGATAATAAACTATACTTAGGTGACGGAACAGATAACTACATTGAACAAGAAAGAAAAGATTTTACTAGAACTGATTATGCTGATAAAGAAATCATTTTAAATATTGCATCAGGTAACTATCAAGTTGATCAATCTCAATTAAAGTTTTTCCAATTAAACAACGTTAATACCATCTCTGAAGGGGATGTAATAGTTCAAGATCAAACTGTTAGTATTTATGATATTAACACGTTATTGACTAAATTGGATTCTGATCCAACTGTAACTACTCCATTTCCTATTTCAAACATTACTTATAACTCAGTGTCTAAGCTTGTAACAATTACATCTAGCACTGTTATTGCAGATTATTTACAACCTGATGATTACATAGAAATTAAAAATGTAAATCCTATTGGTTATAATGGCGTCTTTAAAGTAGCAAACGTATTAAACGGACCTTTTATTACCGTAGTATACTTAACCTTGGAAGAAGATCCAGGTAGTTACATTGATGGTGGTTCTTTTAGCTATAGTTTTTATAATACGCTTTCTCCTTTACCTGGAACTTCTTTAAGAACTACGTTAGAGAACACTGCTTATTATATTAACAAAAATAATAACACCGCTTTAATTAGTTATGTAAATGATATTGCCGATATTGGTATTCCAAATATGACGGTAGATGCTACAACTCCTGCATTGTTTTCAACCAGCGCTTATAGTGTGGCTACTATTACTACTGGTGGGTTCGGTGACCTTGTTGAAGTTCCTAGCAGTCCTTTTATTGATAACAATACGTTAATTTCATTTTCTTCTACTGGTACTTTACCTTCACCTTTAAATGAAAATACTGTGTATCAGACATTAAATGTGTCTGGCGATACCTTTAACGTTGCTTTACAAAACAGCAATACACCCATTGCGATTGCACATACTTGGTCAGGTACTTTAAATGTACATTTTAATCACGGTTTAAAAACCGGTAGATACATTAATGTTTTTAACAGTACAACGGTTCCAAATATTAATAAAAATTATGCAATTACATACGTTACTCCTCATTCTTTTACGATTGATGCGGAGATTACGACGGCTGGATTAGCAAGTATACAAACACTTATTGATAATTTTCAAGATATTAAAGCATGTTTTAATATTTTAATTGATGATTTAAATCTATCTTATTCAGCAACTACTTTTAAAAACTATCAAAAGGTTATTTCAAATACTAGCTTTGAAACCCCTATTACTTCAATTAACTATTCGTTAAAACAACTTCAAATTGAAACTGTTCTACCGTTTGTTATTGGACCTATTACTATTTACAAAGCAATTACGAGTACTTTTGAATATAGCCCCATTTCAATGAATGACGGGTTGAGTTTAAAACATTTTAGAGAATCAACTATTATGTATTTAAATAGAACGTTTAGCTTTGCTGAAATTGGTTTTGCTTCTGACTTATTACCTGAAATTTCAAGAATACCAGTTCCAGGATTTGGTGCTGGTCTTTATGGTAATTTAGCAAATGGTGAAGGGTATTATGGCGGCAATAGTAACAGCAGTCCTTTTAGAACCTATGTACCCCTTGAAAAAGCACGTTGTCGGTTTTTAAGAATTTCACATAAGCACTCAGTTGCAAGAGAAAAGTACAGTATTCTTGGAACGTCTCTTACTGGAAGAATTGTAAGCACTAGAGGGTACCGCTAATGCGTCTGCCGAATTTTAAAAGATTATACAAAGAAGATTTTAATAAAGACGATCAAGCTTTAGTAGATAATCTATCAGTACCTCTTAATATTGGTATTGAAACATTATACACCTTAGCTAATCGTAATATTAATTTTAGAGATAACATTGCATGTACTGTTTGTACCATACAAGTAACGGTGGATGCTTCTGGTTTTCCTTTAAAAACAACTACTTATCCTTTAACTTTACCAACAGCAGTAGACGGTACTCAAGTCATTAGTGCCATTTCATTAACAAATACAAGAGTTTATACAACATCAACCCCATTTATTACTGGTAGTAAAAATCAAAACAATTTTATTATTCAGCATATTTCAGGGTTGCCAGCAAACGTTCCTTTTAATTTAACTATTATAACTTATCAAAATTAACAACTATTATAAAGGTTTTTTACACTTATGGCTAATGTTCTTCAATCAAATCAAGCTACCGGACAGCAAGCGGCAAGACCAGTAAAACGTGCTGGAACCGGTTATACCAACATCCAATCGCTTTTAGGTGCTAGTGATGCCAAAGCGTTAGGAAACAATATTGGTCAAAATGTGTCCAATAACGTTAATAAAACGGTTGGTAACATTCAAGGTGCAGAACAACAGTATAAACAAGGCACTCAACAAGAACAACAACGTTTAGGTGGTTTACAAAATAATGCTCAAACAGCTTTAAATCAAGTTGTAAATGCACCAAGTACGGCTTCATATGCAGTTGATGCTAGTGGTAATCCTATTCAAAATTTAGTAAATCAACAGGATGCACAAAACTATAACAGCTATTTAGGTGCAAAATATCAAGGCCCTAATGATTTAAATAACGTTGGTAACTTACAAAGTCAACAAACTACTGCTTCTCAGTATGCTAAATCTCTTGGTTCACAACCTGGACAACAGCAATTATTAAGAACTTTTGTTAACAACCCTAAATACACCAACACGTTACAAAATTTAGACAGTTTGTATCTTGGTAATAAAAATATTCAGGGTGGTTTAAAAGACGTTCGTTCTCAAGCTTTACAAAAACTTTCAAACAATGATGTTAATAACCTATCAACCAGTGCTCAACAACAAGCATTGCAAAATATGGGACAATTAGGACAGCAACAAACTGGTTTACAAACCAACACTCAACAACAAATTACCGGTTTAAATGATGCTGTTAGTAAACAATTGCTTGATTTAACTAATCAAAGTAATGCTCAAAAAGCTATCCAAGATCAATTAATTACCAATAATTTTCAAGCGACTGATGCTAATGGTAATAGAGTTTTAAGTCCAGAACAACAAGCTGTTGCTTCTGCTTATCTTAAAAATAATATTGCAAATCCTCAAGGATTTTTTAATTATTCTGGTCCTGAAAATCTTTCTCAAGCGGGCGCTGCCAATCAACAACAAGCTGCTCAGTTAGCAGCATTGGGATTACTAACTAATAACTCAGGTTTAAATCTTGGTCCAAATGTTGGAACAGCACAAGCAATTCAAGCGGCAGAACAAATTAGAACACGATTTGATAAAGGAACATGTTTTACAGAAGATGGGATGAGGCTGATGATTCTAAACACTCCTCAAATCTCTAGTAGCGGGATATTTGAGAACAGGCTCGTTATTCCAGTATTGATTGATGTTGCAGCAGAAGTGTTTAAGGACTACTGATGCTGTTCATCAATGAAGTAATAGCTTCAGACATTTGCAAATGTTAAACTTTCTTATAAGGAATTAAATTATGGCAATTTCAAACGGCACAGCTAAGGTAGTCGCATACAAGAAGGAAACCAACTTTGGTGAGCTTGCTGGTAACACTGCCGGTAAGCAACTACGTCGTGTGACAGCAGACTTTAACCTCACTAAAGAGGCTTACTCCTCAAACGAAATCCGTACATCCCGTCAGAATGCCAGTTCTACACACGGCGTTCGTAGTGCAGAAGGCAGTCTATCAGCAGAACTATCAGCGGGTTCCTATGCAGACTTTATGGGCAGTATTCTTGCTCGTGACTTCACCACCACCACTCTAGGTGCCGCAGCAAACAGCACTGTCACTGTATCAGGCACCACTTATCAATTTGTTCGCAGCACTGGTAGC